CCTAGTAGTTGCAACTGACCCTTAGCGTGCCAAAGGTCTTGTTCATTCTTCATAGTGTCAACGTCTCGTACACTACTTTCAATGTTCTTTAATTCTTCCATCAGGTCTAGCCAACCTTCTGTATTAAATAATTCTAATCTATCTTTTAGGAATTGTTCATCAGTCTTCACTGATAAGTTCCTGTAATTTGTGTCTTGACTGCTGTTTCTCTAGCTTTAGCCATGTTCAATATTGTCTCTGACTTCAAATGTTCTACTTCTGGACCGTTTCTTCTAGTCTCAGAGTTCTTATTGTTAATATCAGCTCTTGTTTTCTCTAAACCAATCTCATCTTTCTGTAATTTAAGTATCTTACTTTGAATATCAATCTGGTTAGGTTGTAGAGCTGCTGCTTGCGCTTGCCACTTAATAGCTTTTGCCTTTTCTTCTTCAGCTTCTGCACGAAGTTTCTGTATTTGTGCCTGTAGTTTCTGCATTTCAAGCTCAATACCCATCTGTTGCATCTGTTGTTGCTGTGGATTAGGTTGGTTGCCTTGAGTAAGCTGTTGAACAATCGTATCTCTATTATGAATCGAAGAGTTTTGGAACATCGACAACAAAATAACATTAAATGCAGGTGAATCTTTAGGAATAGCCTGCAACATCTGGACCATTTGTTGCATTTCTAACTCTTTAGCCATGATTCCCATTGTAGAATAAGGAATAAACTTGTAATCATTGACAGGGTATCTATCTACATCGAACTGAATCTTACGCCACATTGATTTATTAATCATAGGAATAAGGAACGTATTCTGGAAATTCATTAGCGTACGCTTCTGGCGCTTAATGGAAGCAGACTGCATCATTGACATACCTGATGCTGTTTCTCTGCTACCTGCCGTAGAATCAGACGAACCAGTACCCATCTGAATCATGTTTTGCAGTGAAGCAACCTGATTAAACGTAGATTGGTCGGTCTTACCCATGTCTAAAGGCATCAATGCAGCTCTTGGGTCTCCATTAGTAAGGATTGTCTTACCAGGTCGGACCTCAAACTTAACACCACGAGGTAATTTAGTGGCATCGGCTGCCATCATAGGGGTTGTTGTTAGTGCTAATGAGTCAATTCTTGCCCTCATCTCTGTATCTAGTGCTTTTTGTGGGTTATATCCCTTCTCACAGATACCTCTACCCCAGAACTTGTTAGGAACAATGTCATGTTGGTAGCTAATGAACGGTCTGTCCACCATCATAAAGGCGTTTTCTTCTGCTCTTAAAACATATTCATCATTTACTAAGGTAACAACCGCTTCAACTAGTTCGTCTTTCTTAGAATATTCAAAATCATCTTTATCAGCCTTAGGTTTAAGGAATCGTTTAGGGACTAAGCCCCAATATTCCGTAATCTTAACCGAGTCTGACTCATCTGCCATCTTAGATTCAGGGTCGAAGCCAAAACGTACAGTGTCGTAATCACCATCAAGGGGAACATCACGATAAATACCAGACTTAATACCATCAACAACATGATACCTTGGCTTAATAACTTCATGAGCAACACCAAGCGCTTCATTAATTGAGTTAGCAGACGGGTCAATTAAAAACTCCTTCGGTGAAATAGGGTCAATTTTTATATCTATTATAGGAACTTCTGACAACTCACGGGTTGTAGTCATAGTGCCAGGAACGCCAACCTCTACAGGAACACGCTCAACATTCTCTTCTACAACGATTTTACCAATACCAGTGCCATAAATAGCGCCATTAAGGAAAATCTCACACACAGCATCCTTAACACCAGTCTTTTCTAAGTCTTCTTGGAGTAGATTACGTATATATTCAACATCACCCCTGTCTTGGTCAAGCATATCGTCTTGAATATCGAACCATTTGCCTCTACCAAAGGTAGCTTCTTCTAATTCTGCAACTGAAGACTCAACTGCCTGTTGTAAAGCAGGTGAAATAATCCTAGACTTCTCCGACTGTCGCATTTTGTCGCTTTGCGCCCAGATACCACGCCATAGACGATAGTATTCATCCCACTTATCTACGTAGTTTATGTCTCTATGAGTTCTCCATCCATCTAAACGGTAGTTAAGCCAAGAGGCTAGAGCTTGATACTGAGTTTCCTTGTCATCGAACATATAAGTTATTGATTAGTATAGGAATTTAAGCATAATATATCATAAAACAAACGTCAAAAGCGATAATTCGTTTTATTAGTAGCCAGCTACCTCATCATAAGGTTGCCAGTCCTCATCTAACTCTATAGTGTGGGCGAAGTCTGCAACAGATACTTGGTCTATATAAGCCAACGCATCTAACATATCATCATGAGACAATCGGTTCGGGAAATCTAGCATTTGTGATAGAAAAGGCTTCCAGTCTCTATCCTCATTAAAGGTTATCTGACCATGTTCCATTCTTCCTTGTAGCGCCCAAGTGATTCTTTCGTTCTTCTTCTTTCCGCCATGACGCATTTCAATAATAGAGACGTATTGACCTTGTGTTCTCATCTCATCTTCTAAATAAGGCATTATCGCGTTCCTTAATGAGCCAGTTTCAATACCAACAGTAGAAGATTCAACTATCACAGCACTAGTAAGTATCTTCTTAGCCGTTTCTTTAATATTCCACCTTCCGTGTAGAATATCTTTAACCCACCACTTGTCACGGTCTATTTTAACAATAGCAATAGCGGTCTCATCTAATCTACTGCGCTTTAAGTTGCGCTCTTTTTCAATAGCTTCAAATCCAGCAGGGTCAATAGCAATAACATAACTACCTTCCTCTGGTTCTTCATCAGTCTTAAACCAGCTTTCCTTAAATATACCGCCAGAGAATGTTTCAAAGGATGCCTCAAACTCTTGTCTAAACGCCATAGTAGACATAGAATCTCTTGCAGCTTCAATCTCATCTCCAGGAATAAACGGGTTATCAGTTGAGTTGAATTGCCAAGCATCCCACTCCTCGTTATTTGTAGCATCAGTATATAGGTCATAGAAGTGATTCTTGCCAGCAGGAGTACCGATAAACAAAGCACCACCACGTACGTCTGCAAGTGTCGGGCGAATAATCTGTTCCCACACCACAGGTTTCATAGAAGCGTACTCATCTAGTACAACATAAGCAAGACCAACACCACGTAAGGTATCAGGTCTTTTCCTGCCATTAATTAACGTTAATACAGCAGTGTTCTCATGCGCAGCTACAATTAAATCCTCACCTAACTCTTTTAACATCCCCCACATAATATCTTTAGATTGTTGAAACGTAGGACCGATATAGAAAACATCTTTATCTTCAGACTGAATAGCTTTAATTAACAATATCCAAGCAGCTAATCTGCTCTTACCGAATCTACGTCCAGCAGCAACGACCTTAAATCTCTTCTCAGAGTTAAATATCGATAATTGAGCAGGATGTAAGTCAACATTCAATTCAGCCATTACTTAACACCCTCTGCAATTTCAATAATAACTTCATCATCACCCTTTGTTGGGGGATTAACTAACTTCTCAGAAGGAGTTGATTCAATCTGTGCCAAGATAGGCGCAGTACCCGCAACATTAATAATCACCTGGGCATCAGTCTTCGTTCTATTTGTATCAACAGCTTTATGAACGGGCAGTATTCTATCAATACACATCTTCAAACAATGAACATCACCCTCCATCGCCATATCCATAATCTTCTTTACAATCTCAGGACCTTTCTCCGTCATCATCTTACGCGTCAACAACGTGTACTTATTAAGACTACCTTTCGGGCGACCATTAGGGTTTAGTACAACCCCCTTCTTCAAGGCTGGGTTACCCAGTCTTTTCTTCTTTGTGGTATCATCAGACATAACATTCCCTCTCTAATTATTAAATAAATAATGTACCATAAGATACCATTAAACTTCGAGATAGTTGTAAGTATTGATGCAGAGAACACAGAACACGCAAAAGAGATAGTGTCTGCACTCGATACAATCGACATATTAGAGATGTTATTAGAACAATCTTGTGAAGCACTATACTTACAAGAACCTGTTATTAGTAATTATAAGCATTAATCTTCTATACTTTAGATGTCTTTATGTTTCCCCGTGAGGGGAGTTCATTTTTTTCAGTAAAATCAATACCTTACGTTTTTAGCATTTTACGATTTTTGGTGTGTTTGGTATAGTAAGTGTGTCGGAATTACGTTTTTTGTGGTTTGGAGGGTATATTTACATTCTCTTGGGGTGGTGGGTGGGTCCCCCTGTACCCCACGGCATCGGTTTCTGAAGTAGTAAAGTGTCTGCTAGCCACCGTTGTAATGCGTAGAGAAACGTAGCATTATCAACACAAAAAAGCATGAGCAAAGCGAATACATTGCCCTTAAATGCGATAGCATTTATCTAAGCTACGCTAGTCATAGCGTACCTTTCCCCCCGAACGAAGCATGAGAGAGGGCAAATTTATTTGATAGAAGAAGGAAAGGGATTCACAACCCACAGCACCCAGAGCGAAACCCAGAGCGGTACTGATGAACGTAATAATTCACAACCTTTGACGGCTATGAAGTTATTAATAGGCTTATTAGATATTTATAGTAATGGCTATATCTTAATTAACAGATGTAGCCTTGAGTGATTATGCAACCTGTGTGATTTTCTCTTCAGCTTGGAGCGTCTCTAAATAATCAAATGCTTTACCAGCTTT